TAATAATCTCATAATCATTTAATAGTAATTTACTTTCCTCAATCATTGTTTTTAGATTGAGGCATCCAACCTTTTTGACCGTTTTGGACATCTTCACCCCAAGCTGAGTTTTCTTTCCAGAAAATCCTTGCCCAACAATTTGACCTGCTCTACCTCGCATAGAACACATCAAAAGATTATTGTATTCCAAATCATATTGGATAATGCTTGCTACTTGATCCCCAACATCATTAACCTCACATAGAATGTAAGCACTATTATATGCAGTTGCTGTCTCATGAATAATGCTTGGAAAAAGCATCGGTTTTATTTCATTATTTCTATATTTTGCAACTACTTTATGTGGAAATTGTGTGATGTCTACCACAGTAAATGCAGAGTAATCGTTTCCTACCCCTCTAGCAACGTCTACAGTGATTAGATAATCGTGATTCTCCTCTGGGTCCACATAAACATCTAAACCTGCGCTACGGGTCTTAGGAGCATCGTAGACGAGTGTTCTAAGTTTAGATGGTGCAATAAGAGTATCGACAGAACCTAAAAATTCACACTCAAACTCAACTTTGAACTGCTGCTCACTTGTGTTCGCAATTGTTTGTTTTTTCCATTCTTCGTCTCTTCCGGGAACTTCGCTCCAATGAACATCTGTAAATACATATTCATTCTTACCTTTTTCAGCATCATGCCACATTCGGTAGAAATGATTCATACCGTGTGGTGTTGATACAATAATTACTTTTGTTTGCTTACCCGAAGTAATTGTTGGGTATACCGACGCAAAGAATGAATCCGCGATGTGATTTGGAACGAACGCAAATTCGTCCAAAAATAAGATATTGAATGACATACCACGAACCGCAGAAGCAGAAGTAGAAGCAGCCAGGATTTTGCTTCCATTCTCCAATTCTAAAGATCCTTTGTTCCAGGAGATAATTCCTTGTTGCATCCACTTTGGTAGATTTTCATAAGCGGTCTGCAGTCTATCTAAGAGTTCTCTAGCTGTTGCTGCTTTGTTAGCAAGGATACCAATATTTACATTATCATTGAATACTGCATAATGCAAAAGAAAGGAAACCACAGTTGTGGATTTTCCTGTCTGTCTGGGCATCTTACAGATATTAAATCTGTGATTGTGAAAGTTATTAATTAACTTCTCTTGGAAGTGATATGGTTTAAATGTTTGAAGACCGTGATCCAAGGTCACAATTTTTACATAATTATTTGCAAAGTAAACAGGATCATCTTTACACCTCACAAATTCAAGAATCTGCTCTTGGGTAAATTCAATGGGGGTATTTGCTTTTTTTAAAAGCGGATTACCAAGATAAACATCAGACATAATAAAACCTACTCATTAATTACAATTCCAACGACGAAGTGCTTTATTAATTCTTGAATCTGGATCTCTTGCAGTTTCTGCAGATGTCAATTTTGATTTCATTCCTTTCATTCGACGGCAGAATGAAGCACGACGCTTTGCTCTTTTTCCTTCTGGATTCTTCTCAGTAACTGCTGTTTGCAGTTTTGAACCTGGATTTTCTCTACGATACGCTTTAACAGCAGCAGGACTCAATCCATCCGTTTTATCTTGGCGATTTACTTTTTGCCAATCTTCATCAACTTCAACTCCCTCCCCCATGGTCTTTACATAGTTTTTACTTGGACCTGGTTTTGCCAAACTACCACCTTGAGGTCCAAATGGTTGAATTAATGGTTGACCCGATTGAATCTCTGATACTGCGTGATAAAGAACAGTACATCCAGGATAAACCTTTTGTAATTCATCATTAATTTCTTTACGAGATGGAAGTTTTGTTTGTGGGAAGAACATCTTAAGAGAATAATACTTGCCTCTCCAAGAAAGAGTCACTGCAATTACATTTCCGGTTTGTGCTTGAAGTCTAGTTGCTTCATCAACTTGAGATTTAAATCCTTTGATTGGATCTGGTTTTATCAAATCAATGACCTCAGCAAAAGTATTACCGTTTAAATCTTGGATAGTTTGCTCTGTTGCTGGAACACAATTTGGAACAATTTTTTTGCCTTTCTTTTTCATTCCAACTTGCTTGTATCCAGACCAACATGCCTCTTCCATCTCTCCACTATCAATATAATCTGCAGCAGTGTCAATGTAGTCTGCAGCTTTAGTAATCTTTGATTGCACCCATGCTTCAATGTCACCTTCACCTTTGCCAACTTTTGCTTGAAGTCTTTTTACTGCATTGGCAATAGTTTTTAGTTCTGATCTTGCCATTGAATATTCATGATCTTTAATGGAAACCTTATCCCATGCTTTACCGCCGTAGGAACACTCTGATCTTGTTTCCCTCTTATCGCATAATGGACAGTATCTTTGCTCTTCAACTGCCTCAGTTTTATTTCCCCAGTTTGCTGCGCCAACTTTGCGACACTTTACAAGAGCTCCAGAAGCATATGCGCTTGGCCAAACACTATAACGAGATTTCACTTTACTATAGCAAGCATCTTTTTTACCACTACCTTTTCCTGGTTTGTCTTTCGCTTCTTGTACATCCATTTCTTCTTTCATTTTCTTTCTTGGCGAATCTGTAGAAACATACGTTGGTTTTGCAGCTCCTGTTTTTTGTTGTTGCCCAGGATCTGCTTCTTTTTTTCTTCTTGCTGCCGCAAGTCTTTCTGCTGGAGTCATACTTGCTCTTTTTGCAGATGAAACGCATTTGGGAACACCTTCTCCGGGTTCATCACTTGCACACGTTCCACCAGTTACTACATTGACCCAACCAGATTTTCCATCCTTTGATTTGGATTTTCCAAACCAATCACGAAGACCCTCTTCAGTAACATCCTTAAATTTTTTATGATGTTTTTTGGCATCTGCTTCCATTTTTTTCAAACGGGTATAATAATCTGGAATTTCATCTAGATGTTGAAGAGCAATATCTTTGGCAAGATCATGATCTTTTGTATGCTCATGCTCAATAGGCTCTCCCATATCAAGTTGCTTTTGTATGAAAGAAACATCAAGACGATGCTTCTTTGCAATTTGCTCAACTGTTTTATGTGACTTGAATTTGGGCATTACTCGACAGACTTTGATTTAGTTTCTTCACCTCTTGCTCTCTTTTTTCTCCCCGCACAATGAGCACGTTGAGAAAATCCTTTTGGATTTGAGCAATCAATACTCTTTTTATATTTATTGCTCCAATCTTCTTGAAACTGCTTAAAGGTTTTCATCTGGAGTTTGTTGTTTTAAAAGTTTTGCTAATTCTGCAGTAGAACCAACAAAAAGAGCATTATTTACTGTAGTTGGTCCTTTACCCACTTTTTCTTCTTCAATGTCTTTGAGTTTCTTTTGAAGATCCATTAACTTATCTGTAGCGTCTGCAACATTTTTTATAAGTTGACCAGCAACTTCGTAAGCACGAGGCATTTCACTTTCTTGAGCAAGTTCTAAAATACCGTTAATCGCTTCCTGACCCTTTTCTATTAATGAGTACAAATTACCTCTTGTATAGTTATAATCTTTCTTAATATCATCTACAGTGGAAGCAATTGCCTCTATTTTTTCAATTTCACTTTTACTTTCAACGGGAATTATTTCACCTTCAACATTGAAAGTATCATTTAAACTGTCAAATTTTTTTGTCATTTTCATGAATTAATACCGTTAAATCCAAAGTCGTCACCATCTTCAATTAAAGTATTATCTGTAGTTGTAATAGATTTAACCGGAGATCCTGCCAAATGTGAGGTTATTGTTGTTTCATCTCTACCTCTATCGACGGTAAGAACATTACCTGCCTTAGACCTTACATAGACTTCCTCACCCTCAAGATCTAAGTAGGTATTTGCTGATATTGAACTCGCATTATTTACTGTAATGAGTATATCTTCGGTAGTAATATCTTTGGCAAGATTGGTGACAACTATACCAGTATAATTCTTGATGGCTCTTGGTTGTGCGGAATACACAATTTCTCTGGTTGGAGAACTTGTAGTATCTCCTGCAATATAACCAACTGTAGTCTTCTTGATAATATCTTTGGTTGCAGAAGAAACCGGACCAAATAGGTAAGTTTTAGCAGTAAATCTTAAAGTATAAATTAATACCCTTCTTGTCGTAAAATTACCTTCATAGTCATCCTGCATAGTAATATTTTCAAGAACAACAGGAATATCTCTCTTTTCATTAATAATATCGACCAACTCTACACTCATCGTATATGCTGGTTGAAAATAGGGTAATATTTGCTCAAGAATTTGAAGAGCATCATCATTTAACTTAGACATAATGCTAAGTTCAAATTGCATGTTATAAGGAACCGGAAGATATACTTTTTTAGTTTCTTTTCCGTCTTCAGTTGATTTTGCAGTAAATGTTTGAGTAGTAGTTGATTTCCTTGTTGGATCGTAATTTAAACCGGTAAACTCAAACGACATTCTTGGTAATGTAATTTGAACTGGTTTGCTCAGATCAGGAGACTGCTCTAATCTTGCTAAAAATTTCTGTGTGGGACCATAAGCAAGAGGAACTTTAATGACGTTAGTAACAGCTCCACTACTATTAGTGTGCTTTATACTTATTTCATTAAATAAAGAACCGAAAGCAATAACGGTTCTCCTTAAAATTTCGTGATAGAAATACTCAAACATATTTTATAGACCTTTATGTTATTATTTAAACATAATAACTTTTATTTATGTCTTATGGCATTCCAAAAGGATTCTTTTCGCTAAAGTCTACTATTTTATCTGCTTCACTTTCAATTTCCGCATTATTTGCAAATCCATCTTTCACAACAAACACGTCTGTTGCTCTTAATTTATAAGAAGCACTTGATGCTGTTCCAACAATATTTTCTCCAGTGGTAAATTGACCATTAACATTAGATACTTCTAGAACATTAGTTGTAGAATTCCAAGATCTAACTCTTCCAGTGACTCCACTTTGAGATCCTGTTACAACTTCATTGAATATAAATGTACCTATACCAGTGCCACTGACACTTGGTGCTGCTATTATCAAAGTTGGGGCAACACTGTACCCAAGTCCAGCATTTGTAATTCTAATTTGAGTGATAGTTCCTGCGGCAGAAACAACAGCAGTTGCTGCTGCAGATACAGAAGAAATACCACTAAATGTAATAGTTGGTGGAGTTACGTAACCAGAACCAGAATTTGTAACAGTTATAATACCAACTACACCATTACCAATAGTTGCCGTCGCTTTTGCACCGCTGCCCTCTCCACCAATGAATCTAACTCCGGGAGCAATAGTATATCCATAACCCGGATTAACTATCTCAACACTTTGGACAGACTGTGCGGAAGGATTTGTGTTGTCATTACAAACAACAATACCACCTATCATCTTGGCAACTGCGGATGCAGTTCTTTCACCCGCAGGTGCAGAAGAAATTCCTACTGTTGGAACACTTGTATATCCACCACCGCGATTAGTCACAGTAATAAATCTAATACCGCCATTTACGATGCCAGCAATGGCAGTTGCGGTAACCCCAACCCCAACCATTGTGAGTTTTTGTATATTTCCAACTGGGACAGAATCTTGATCTCCAGAACCTGATATTGTGTCGTCAATATCTTCTATTCCAGTGTCAATAATTTCGTCTTCGTATCTAAAGAGTTCGCACCTTAATTCATAAGTGTAAAGTCCTTGGAGTTGATAAAATGGTTTTTCGTGCTCAACATACTTAACTTCAAATAATCTATCCCCCAAAGGAAACCAAACTAAATCTCCTTCTTTTGGTCTCGAAGATAATTTAATATTTGGTTGACCACCAATTAATGGTGAAATATAATTCTTAAATCTTTCTCTTGAAATTATTAGAGTTATTTCATTAAGTGCTTGAATTCCAAATTTTGATAATATTGTTGGATTATCTCCGTACCCATCAAAACTATCGACATATGCTTCTATTGGATATGCATTTGTAAATTTAGACTCTATTAATTCTCTTATTACTGTTTTTTCAGTAATATACTTTCTTGGCAAATAATAAACCTCAACGCCATACATTCTCAATTGCTCATTGATTAAATCTTGAATGAGACCTTGCTCTGATTTTGACCCTTGTAGGAAAAATGGGTTTAACATAGATTAACCAATCATATCGTATGGAGGAAGTTCGTAAGTGCTGGACATTTTCTCCATTAAAATGTCCAACTCTCTTTGAGCGTCATCATACATTTGCCTTCCATTCAACTCAACTCCGCCTGGAAGTTTAACTCCAGTGAATTTCATCATATTTTGTCCCCATTGTCTTTTGATAAGAGCAGTTAGATATGGTTTAATAAAAGAATCATTCCAAACTCTTGAGTAATCATTTGGGTCTAAAGTTGAATAACAATCAATAACGAAAAAATGATTTTCCGTAACTGACCCCCAATCAATATCGAGATATAACCTATCCTGTCTTTTATTAAATCTAATTTGTTTTTGTGTATTTAAAAGAAAATCTAAATCTTCCAAATAAGTTTTAACCATCGCATAACTTAACAACTCAGTCGTTCCCCAATAGTAGATATCGTTTAAGAATAACTGATATTTAACGCTGAACATATTATGAGTAATGGTATTGGCACCATCAAAAGTAAAAATCTTATTCACACCAATTACATTTGGTGGGATTTGAAGATAATTACTATTTTCAAAATAAGAAAAAGTTGTAGCAGTTCCAACTATATTTGCAGTTGCTGTTGTTGTAACAATACCAACGTTATTTTGATTTATACCTTTTGCTCTTCCGCGAGCGATATCATCCGCAGTTACTTTGTATTTGTAAAATGTTGGATAAACACCATCAAAGTGTCTTTCTTGGAAGAATTGAACAGCATCATCTACAAGATCTTCTATTTGCTCGTCGGCAACATTAATTTCGAGAACTGGCGCTCCCAGCTTTCTCTTACAATAATCTATTAATTCCTGCCTAGTAGATGGTTGCGCCATTTATCTCTACTCTTTAAAAATATTTATGGTTTTGATGTTATGAGTTGTGCAACAACTTCTTGTTGCTTCAAATATAATTTATAGTAGCATTTAGCAATATTTTTTACATCATCCAAATTGTCAAGGTTGTCAATTTCTGTTGCTACTTTAAAATATTCAAAACTTTTGCTCAAATTTTCAAGTTGAATTTTATCAGGATCCATTGATCAAACTCCTCAGTAAAGATTTAATTTCATTTAAGTCATCTTTCA